CCTTCGTTTTTCCCGATGAGACCACGTCCCCCATTTGATTAAAAAAGCACGAAAAAATATTTGACAAATAATCAAACATGTGGTATTATAATTATATGAACAAGGAAACCATATAAAATAAGGAGGAATAAAAATGACAGATGCAAGATTGTATACTTTAGCTTATTACCAATTATTTGAGAATTTTATTGAGGTGTGTGAGTGCGTTTTGTCACAACCTAATGATGAAGTAAAGCAATATGAAAAGGATATTTTATGGACTGAGTTAGTACAGCTTAAGTCAGAAATGAGAGATAAAAATATTAATTAAGGAGGAATAAAAAATGATAATGAATGAGAAATATAAAATAGCGTATGAATTATGTAAACAAGATATAGAGCTAGGTTTATACGATAAATCTTTAGTAGCAGTGGCTATACAAATTGGTAGGCTATCCACCTTTTTAGAGCTATCAGACTTCACAGAGGACGAGAGAGATAATGAAGAAAATAAATTGCGTGAATTGTGTAATTGTTGGGAAAAAAGATATTATTCAAAGGAGGAAAAAATAAATGAATGAGAAATATAAGGAAGAGTATGAAAGATTTAAACTAGACATTTCTATAGGTTTGTATGATAATGCAATTATAGCTATGTCAAGTAATTTAGGTAGACTTTTAGCGTTTTTAGAGTTATCGAGTTTTACTGAAACGGAGCGCAGTGAAGAAGAGAAAAAAATTAGAGCCTTATATTATGATTGGGAAAAAAGATATTATTCAAAGGAGGAAAAATAAATGACCCAATACAGATTGCATCATATCACCAATTTCGGTGTAGAAATTCACGATTTCTACACTGAAAAATCACTAAACAACTACATATCATTATTCGTAAACACACCATATTGGATTGAAAATTTAGAAGCACATGAAAATGTGTACATAGGTTTTGACAGACATAGCGAAATACCTTTATTTAATGGAAATGCTATAGTAGTTACACCTGATAAATTGGACGATTTAAATGTTTCACGTGAAACACCGCACGAAAGTGAAATAGACTGGATAAAAAGACACACACCTGCAAAAGAAGAAAAAGAGCCATATACCAAATTAGAAAAGATATACTATTTCTTAATTATTGTATCTCTCGTTATTATGGCAACCTTTTTATTATATCTTTTCTTATCTTCTGTATCATTCATAGCTGAGTACTTTTCACAATTCACATGGAAAGTCTTTAATCTTTTATAAGGAGGAAAAAACACATGTCAAAATTAACAAATCAATTATTACGATACAAAGTAATGTTTACAAAAGGCGGAACAGGTGGTTACACCGCTCGCGTCATGATACCAAAAGAAGCTATACGCGATTTAGACATTCACCCAGGAGACAGTATTGAATATACACGTGTCCCGCATGGCTTGTTATTAAGAAAAGTGCAAAAGGAGGGATATTAAAAGATGGCAAATAAACGTATTAAAAAGAAACAAACAAAAGCGTCTATATTGCAACAGCAATATGCAAAAGAATACAATAAGTATTTAGCACGTGTTAGAAATCAGCAAAAACAGGGTGTACAGGTACAGAGAATTAAGCGAGTGAAAAAACCCACTCAAGTATCTATTGAAAGATTGCAAAGACAGACAGCTAAAGAGATACGTGAGAAAGCGTCTGTTGTAAATATGCTTACAGGTGAAATAATAACGTCTAAAGAATATGGGCGAAAGCACGCGCTTGAAATAAATAGAGTTTTTACTAAATTAACACCGCAAGAACAAGAGTATGCTCGATTTCATGAATACACTAGCGCAAAGGAATTAAAAGCATTACAAAAGGCAGGAATTCCAGTCAATATAGCAACACCTGTGTTAGACTATGAAGTCATTATTGATTCTTGGTATGATTCATTAGACAGTTTCCACCCAAAAGTAGCAACAAGGTTAAGAGAAAAAACCGATGCGCTGTTGTTAAATGCTACAGAAAGAGATAGGGCGCTATTTGCGTATACCTATTCAAAAGAACCAGAAGCATTTCCAACAGAGTACTACATGGACAAAGCAACGGTTGACGCGGTGTTTTGGAATATATTAAAAAAGATGGGCGTCCTTAGTGCAACAAAAGACTTTCAAGATTTTATTCAAATGCTAGATATTGCTATAGAAGAAGAGTAAAAAAAATGAGGTGATATAATGTCACGAAAAAAGAAAGTAACCTTTTGGGCTTGCGATTTTGAGACGACCGTGTGGGGCGAAAAAGTAGAACAGGAAAAACGCAAAAAACAAGACAGTACAGAAGTATGGAGCGGAGCTGACGTGGCGTTATATGATGATACTGAAACTGTAACGATAACGCATTCTATAAGAGATTTCTTAAATAGATTTTTAACAATGAACGGCAATAATATTTTATATTTTCACAACCTTGCATTTGACGGTTCTTTTATAGTTGATTTTCTATTGAAAGAGGGTTGGGAGTGGGTGCACTGTAAAGATAAAGAAATGCGTTCAAAGCAATTTCAGACCTGTATTTCAGATATGGGAGCGTGGTATTGGGTTAAATTAAAATGGAATAAGACCTTTTTAGAGATTAGGAACTCGTTGAAGCTTATGCCCTCTTCGTTGAAAAATATAGGTAAATCGTTTGGCACAAAGCATCAAAAATTAGATATGGACTACGAGGGCGAAAGATACGCTTATTGTAATATATCAGAAGGCGAGAAGAAATATATTGAAAATGATGTATTAGTGCTAAAAGAAGCATTAGAAATGATGTTCAACGAAAAACATGATAAATTAACGATAGGGTCATGCTGCTTAGCAGAGTTTAAAAGTTTTTATGAAAAGAAACAATATGATAAGTTGTTTCCCGATATTAGAGAGGATTACTTAGACGAAGCAATAACAGGCGTATGGAACCAGTGGGATTATGTTCACAAGTCATATCATGGTGGCTGGTGCTATGTCAACCCTCAATATGCTCATACTGTAGTAGGTGACGGTCATGTATATGATGTAAACTCTCTCTATCCATCTATGATGCATAGCATCAGCGGTAATAAATACCCGTTTGGGCATGGTGAATACCACAGGGGAGCGCCACCCGATGAACTTATAAGCTCCGCTAATAAATATTTTTTTATTCGGTTCAACTGTCGATTTCAATTAAAAAAGGGAGCGTTCCCATGGTTGCATATTAGACAGAGTGCCTTGTATAAAGCGAATGAAAATTTATACAGTTCGAATGTTAGATATAAGGGTGAATATTATCGGTATTATCGCGATATTGATGGACAGATGCATGATACCAATGTTACTCTAACTATGACTTGTACTGATTGGCAGTTGTTTCAAGAAACTTATGATATTTATGATTTGGTTATTTATGATTATATATGGTTCTACGCTAGAGAGGGATTTTTCGATGAGTATATAGATAAATACGGAGAAGAAAAGAGAACCTCAAAAGGTTTTAAGCGACAGAAAGCGAAACTCTTTTTAAATAATCTCTATGGTAAATTTGCTATGTCGGATAATTCATCGTATAAAGAGCCTTATCTCGATGAAGATGGAATTATCAGATTTATCCTGCATGAGGAGCATGAAAAGAAAGTGGGTTATATACCTATAGGCAGTGCTATTACTTCATATGCTATGAATTTTACAATTCGCCACGCGATGGCAAATTATGAAAGGTTTTGTTATGCTGATACAGATTCCATACACTTGATAGGACTTGACAAAGCGAGCAAGGTTATAGAGCACCCGACTAATTTTTGCTGTTGGAAATGTGAAAGCACGTTCGATTTTGCATATTATGAGAGACAAAAGACTTATGCAGAGCATATTGTAGAAGAGAACCATGTGCCTTGTGAACCTTATCTTGACATTAAAGCGTGTGGCATGAGTAGCCAAGCCAAACAAAAATTTATTGAAGATGGTAAAGATATCTCAGAGTTATCTCAAGGTCTAAATATGGGGGCTTGTAACTTGAAAGCAGAGCGCGTGAAAGGTGGTATCGTGTTAAGATATAAAGACTTTAAAATCCACGCTCAAAAAGATAAAAAAATTATGATATAATACTTGACTATATCTAGTCATTGTGCTATTATAATTAATGTAATAAATAAAACATATTACATTACATTCACACTCACAAAAACAGAAAAAGGAGGAAAACAAGATGTTTACAAGGACATTAGTCACAGCGGTGGTATCTGTAGAAAGAGTCTACAAAGACAAGGAGACAGGCGAAATCAAGAAAGATTGCTTTGACGAGAAATTACCAAACTGTAAGACAAGGGATAAAGCAGAAATCTTGATTGAAAAGCAGTACAAAGGAGACATAGTTTCCATATTAGACATTAAGTTTAAACTGGAAAGACGCGCAATGACAGACGAACAGTTCTTACTTAATTCAGATGTCAAGAGCGAAAAAATTGTTACCGAATCCGAGTTACAGGAAATGAAAAAGGAAGATTAAAAGGAAAAACAGGAGGTAAATAACATGGTAGAAATTAAAGAAATGAGCAGAGAGTTTACAAAGGTTGAGAAGTACCTTATGACCACAGCGCCCGACATTGATCCATTAAAAAATATCGCTGACGGCGAATCTATCCCAGTTGACGGATATATTATCTTTAATGACATCAAAGACAACGGAGACGTGCAGGAGGTTATGAGTATTATCACACCCGATAAGAAAGTTTATTCAGGACAGTCCGCAACCTTTATACAGTCTTTGAAAGATATTGAAAGTGTCATGGACGGTGAAAAATTCTCTATCGTTAAAATTAGCGGAAAGACAAAAGCTGGGCGCGATTATATCAATTGTACATTAGATGTATCAAACTTATAATATGACGTCGCGATAATACCATTTTAATTCTCTTCTTCTAAAGGGGGGTGGCTATATGCCACCTCTTTTATAAAATAAATGTATTACGTGAAACATGAATGGAGGTGCTAAAATGTTTGACGATGGTTATTATCATTGTGAGAGATTGCTGACCATGAAAGATAAATATGGGAAAACCCCCGACATATATATTGTAGATGGAAATAGAACAGCTGGGAAAAGTTATTCTATTAAATGTAGACAAGTTTCCGATTTTTTAAAAGATAAATACAGACCCGAAAATCAGTTCATTTATTTATATCGAAATGTCATTGATATGACAGAATGTGCAGATACTTATTTTGGCGATATTGCGGAAGCATTTGACGGTTATGTTATGACTGAAAAGCGCTTGATGCGAGGCTCATTAGTACAGTTATTTATCAATGAAGAGCCATGCGGTTATTGTTTGGCTTTAAATGTCGCAAGAAAATATAAAAAAATGCGTGGACTGTTTGTCAATATACGCTCTATATTTTTTGATGAGTATCAAGACGAAGATAATATATATTTGTCAAATGAAGTGAATAAGTTATTATCGTTATGTACCACAATTAGTTCGGGTCATGGTAAACAACACAGAAGAGTGGTTCTATATATGTCCTCAAATACAGTATCACTATTAAACCCTTATTATAAGGAGTTTGGCATCAACAAAATGTTAAAAAAAGACACAAAATTTTTACGAGGCGATGGTTGGGTGTTTGAACGAACTTACAATGAAAATGCATCAACAGCATATCAAGAAAGTGGTATTGCACGAGCTTTTAAAAATGCTAGTTACAACGCGTACGCTAGTGAAAATAAATATTTAAACGATAACGAATGTTTAATTGGTAAGCCAAGTGGAAAATCACGTTATATTTGTACAATTAAATTTAATGATAACCTGTATAATGTCAGAAAATATGATACTTGTCTATATGTATCAACAGGAGCAGACGATAGTTTTCCAACGAGAATATGCTTTACAAAAACTGATGTCATAGACAATACGACTATTCGTGTCAATTCAACACATTATATTGTTACGATGCTACGGGAATATTTTAATAGAGGGTTGCTTCTATTTGAAAATTTGGAATGTAAGAACATGATATTTGACGTCATATCTTTTTAATGTTTCACGTGAAACATTGACAGTTTTAATGATATATGTTATTATAATGCTGTACTCAAAATAATGCAAGCATTGTAATTGATATACACGCACATAGACAAGTAGTCTGATATCAATTTTTGGCGTTGCGTTCCCTTTGCATTGATTATTTTGTAACGTACACAAAAATGTTTCACGTGATAATGTTTCACGTGAAACATTTTTATTTACAAATAATTCTATTTGTGCTATGATAGAAAAAAGGAGGTGATATCATGGCACAGGAAATCATGACAGCTATTAACACGTTGGGACTTCCTACAGTTGTAGCGATTGCGTCCATGTGGTACGTGAAATATCGAGAAGATAAGAACGATGCACGCATGGATAAATTAAACGAAGCACACAAGCAAGAAATGTCAGATATTACAGAAGCAGTTAACAATAACACACTTGCATTACAGCGTATTTGTGACACATTTGAACAGAAAAAGGAGGATTAAAAAATGAGTGTAAAAAAAGCGGTTGATATCTCGTATCATAACGGAGTGATCGATTTTGAAAAAGTAAAAAATGCTGTGGACTATGTAATCATTCGTTGCGGTTATGGACAAGATATGGCATCACAAGACGATAAACAATGGAATAGAAATGTGAGTGAATGTGAGCGGTTGGGCATTCCATACGGTGTCTATTTCTATTCCTATGCAAAAACAACAGCTAGAATTGAAGGTGAAATTAATCACTGTCTTAGATTATTACAGGGGCACACGCCTAATCTGCCTGTATTTTTCGACAGCGAGGAAAAAGGAACACAGTCTGTAGCAAAGCACAACGCAAAGCGCTTTTGCGATGCTATGCTGACACACGGTTATAAAGCCGGTATTTACGCTAGTAAATCATGGTATGAGAATTATATTGGTGAGACATGGGGGTATGACCTGTGGATTGCTAGATATTCCAATGTTTTAGGTGTAGACAATGTAGACATTTGGCAATATTCGAGTAATGGAACGGTCGACGGTATTAATGGGAGATGTGATGTAAACCACGTGTATAAAGACTATGGAGCTTCAAATCTTGTACCCGATGTTCCACAGAGTCCGCCAATGCACGCAACCCCAAGAAACGAACTAATTGCTATGGGACAGCAACACGCCATTAATTTTACAGGTGTTCAAATCGCAGTTGACGGCATTGTTGGAAGAAATACAAAAAGAATGGCGGTGCGTGTAGTGCAACATGCTATGAATATGGATTATGGTCGCACGATTGCAGAGGACGGACTTGTTGGTAAAAAGACAAAAGCGAAAGCCGGACGGCATTATGTAAAGCGTGGAGAAAGACAGTACTTAGTCACAGCACTTGAAATCTTATGCTTATTAGATGGTAAAGACCCGAACGGGGTGGAACACCCGGGAACATTTGGCGGAGGACTGGCGCGAGCGTGTGGAATTGAAATCGTTTACGCGAAAGATATGTTATACATGATTTAATGATTATTCACGTGGAACAAAAATGTTTCACGTGAAACATTTTAAGGGGGGGTCAGTAAAAAATGCCAAATATCAATGTAGCGTATCAATGGGCTGTTAATGCGTGCAATGCGCCTAATATTGGCTATTCTCAACAATACAGAAGAGGTCAGACTGTGAATGGCATTACTTATTATGACTGTAGCTCTTTTATATCTAAGGCACTCACAGAGGCTGGTTTTTTCTCAGTGAACCCTTGGTTCACAACAAGGACAGAAGAGATCTATCTATTACAAGCTGGGTTCAGAGAAATTAACATTAATGAAGCGTGGCAAGCTGGTGACGTGGTATGTCGTAGCGGTCACACAGAAATGGTGTATCAAGGCGCAGGCGTAGGAAATGGCGGTACTACCATGGGCGCACATAGTGGGCGTTATCCATTACCCGACCAAGTAAGTATTAATAATCATGTATCGAAGCCATCCGCATGGACAAAGATATATCGTTATGGAGATAGTGCTGGAATGCCCCTTGAGTGGATACACGGAAATCGTTATTTGACAGACGATGAAATGAAAAATAATGCTTATGTATTCTATAGCACGATGTTCTTTAAAGATTTTACCTTGAATGCAATAGCTGGAATGCTGGGAAATATGGAGATAGAGTCCAATATTAACCCAGAGCTATGGCAGTCGCTAAAAGAGGGAAATTATAATGGGGGTTATGGGTTAGTCCAGTGGACACCAGCAACAGTCTACACGGACTGGGCAAATGCTCACGGTTATGATATTACAGACGGTTATTATCAATGCGTTTGGCTTGACGAAGAAACAGTAAGTAGCGGACAGTGGATTGAGACTACAAAATATCCGATATCGTGGGAAGAGTTTCGTAAGTCTACGAAAGAACCAGATTATCTAGCGTCTGTATTTTTAAAGAATTTTGAACGCGCAGGAGTGGAAAAAGAAGAAGAGCGTAAAAAGAACGCGCTAAAATGGTACGCATATCTACAAACATTATCCCCATATCCAATCCACCCACATTCAAGAAAAAGAAAAATGCCGCTTTACTTTTTCTTTCCATGGTGATATAATAGAAATTGTAAAAGGGTAATACTAAACATAAGGAGGTAAATATTGTATGGATTATGATGAAGCATTAAGCGAATTAATTGACGCTGTGGCAGACGTAGAAGAGCATGGAGACGCTATTGAGTTCTTACAGAATTATGAGGGTGAAAGAAGCGGAGAAACAGACAGCGAATGGGAAGAAAAGTATAAAAAGTTAGAGAGCGAGTACAAAAAGCGCTTTAAGGAAAAAATGGCAGAAGGGACGACTCGTGCAGATGATAAAGGCGAGTCAAAAAGCGAAACAGAAAAAATTACCGTGGAAGATTTAGACTTTAACGGTAAAACAGAATAAGGGAGGTATGAACCAATGGCAGACGCAACAAATAAAAATATTTTAAAAGCTGTCAAACAGGAACTTTCTTTTGAAGTTCAGAACCACTTGCCAGTGGAAGTTTCAGACAATTTACAGACTGTCTACGATAACATTTTGAATTTTGCCCCTGTTCGAAACGAAATCGTGCCGTCATTAATTAATCGTATCGGTATGCAGACCGTGGACAGTATAGCATGGAGAAACCCGTTAGCTAGGTTCAAAAAAGAGCCAATGCGTTACGGTGAAACGTATGAAGAAACTTACGTAAATATGTGTAAAGGTCGTGTCTATGATTCACAGGCAGATTTTAAATTTGCATTTCAGCAGTACCAGTCTTACATCATGAGTGTGTTCCATAATGTCAATCTTGAGATTCAGTACCCGGTTACGGTTACGTATGACAATCTGAGAAAAGCTTTCACGAGTGAGTATGGAATCCGAGACATGATAATGGCAAAAATGGAGAGTGCTATCACAGGCGCGAACTGGGACGAGTATCTCGCTATGCGTGATTTGATTAATGTAGGATATGAAAAAGAAGTACTTCCAGCAGTAACCGTTGACAAGATTGTGGATGAGGCATCAGCGAAAAAGTTATTGATTGAGGTCAAAAGAGCAGTTGGAGAGTTTGGCTTTCCATTGCCGGAAAACAACCCGGCGGGGGCAACGTCTCACGCTATGCCGACTAACTTGATTTGGATTACAACACCGGAAGTCAATGCACAGATTAGCGTTGATGCCTTAGCGTATGCATTTCACATGGACAAAGCAGACGTAGCGGTTCAGACAGTCATTGTAGACAAATTCGCGAATAGCGCAATCCAAGGCGTTCTTTGTGATGTTCGTTTCTTCAACGTACGCGACCAGTTCAAGGAAATGAGCGACCAGCGACTCGCAAATGTCTTATCTTGGAACTACTTCTATACACAAGTAGAAATGGTAAGCGCAAGTCCGTTTTATCCAATCCGAGTATTCACAACTGATAAAGTTGTTGATAAGCCTACACTTAGTGTGACAGCTGGAACTTACACACCCGGGCAGACACAAGAAGTAGAGGTAACTGTAACAGGTGGAACAGGAACATATCATCAGAATTTAGTAACGCTTGAAGTCGACAGCGGTGCTACTTCTGCTAAGACGTATGTAATTCCTGGCACACATCTTTTACACACAGGCGCGGACGAGACAGGAACTATCATATTGAAAGCTGTTTACAGACCGGACGAGACTATCACAGAAACAGCAAGTTTCTCAAAAGCGTCATAATTAACGGAGGTATTTATCTATGATAAATTTACCAACACAGGGAGGGGTTGCACCACGCAACCCCGAAACAAAATTAAGATTATATAGTGGAGTACCATGGTCTGATGAATATGAACACGTTAGACTTTACAACTCAAAAGAGGACTTATTAAACCATTTAGAGTCTTACCGAAAAAATATCAACGGAGTTGACTTATCACACCTTGCCCCGATTAAACTGGGAAACTATGACATTCGTGTACCGTTCACAGAAATGAAAGCACTTAATCTCAATTATTTAGCTTTTCAAAATAGTGGGATTTCTAACGAATGGATTTTTTGCTTTATCAATTCTATTGAATGGCTTTCTGAAAAAACAACTAGAATTAACTTTTCCTTAGATGTATTTCAGAACAACTTTTATGATGCAAATATTAAGCCTTGCTTTGTAGAGTATCATCACATCCCAAGAAGTAAAGATGAAATAGGGTCAAACTTAACACCCGTAAATATTGAGACTGGCGAAACGATTGTATCACGTCACAAAAAATTAGACTTAACACCGTCCGAGTGTTGCGCTTTTGTGACACGTGGAACAACTGAACAGAGTTGGTTTGAGGGACGTGTGGAAAACGGCGTTTATTGTTGGGGCAGTATCGGACATTATGATGTAACTACAGAAGACGGACTAAAAGGAATCAACACTTTGTTGGAAGATTATAATAATCAAGGTGCGCAAGATGCGGTGATAGGGTTATTCATGTCGCCGAAATTATGCACGCTTGCTTTAGGAGGAAAAGAGATAAAACCTAAAATTACATCCATGCAGATTTCTGATAACGTGTTTGAGGGATATAAGCCAAAAAATAAAAAGTTATATTCTTATCCATGGTTGTTCTGTTTAGCTGATAACAATCAAGGTAACACACATATCTATAGATATGAGTACAGTTACAATCGCGATAAATCTCTTGAGTTTGACAGCTATGGTACAATCGCAACTCTACCGCAAGTTCTAACAGTGCCTAAAAATTATAAGACGCGCGAAGAATTAGGGCATGGACTAATGAGCGAAGCACTCATTAACTCTTCTTTTCCGATGTGCTCTTTTTCTTCCGACACTTATCGGGCATGGCTCGCACAAAATAAAAGTTCTATCGCTCTATCTCAAGTTCATACCGCTGTCGATGCTACCATAGGAACAGGCACAGCTATTGCTGGATTGGCTGGAGGAAGTTTACAAGGAGGACTTAACGGGTTGGGTAACACAACCAGCGCTTTTTGGGACGCTCTTGGAATGTTAGCAAATCAAACAGACAGAGCGAGAAATGCGGGAGTGACGCATGGAAAAGCATTGTCAGAAAATGTTCTGACAGGTATCAAGGAGTGCGGTGTTGATTTCTATGAAATGTCATGTAAAAGACAATTTGCAGAAATGGCAGATAGCTTTTTCGAGCAGTTTGGCTACCCAATCAATAAGATTGCTACCCCTTATTTGCACTCAAGAGCCTATTGGAACTATGTGAAAACTTCTCATTGCGGATTTACGGGAGACATTGACTTAGACCAGTTGAAAAAACTACGAAATATATTTGACAACGGTGTGACTTTGTGGCATACTGATGATGTAGGGAATTATGGGTTATTGAACGATTAAAAGGAGGTGCGTATAAATGAGAAATCCATTGCGAATTTTTGAACGAAATGTCAATAAAAATAAAAAAGATGATTTTGAAACAATTAAGAGTATCTTCTTTTACGACATTTTTGACATATTTGTAAATAGGTACACATGGAATGATTTGCCTAAAGAAATTCTACCAATGTACATTGAACAAACACTATTTTGGCATGGACTTGGTGTATTCATCAAAGATGATATCGCAGGATACGCTTTTATGAAAGTTGCATTATCGGGGTTGCCCGATATTTACAATATTCCTGAAGATAGAATTGCATATACAGCGAATGGATATATCGAAGAATACGGGAAGGAAAACAGTTGTATCTTATGGAATAATTACTCGACTATGCCATATTACTATAAGGCTTTAATGTATGCAGATGCTATGGCTAATACGTGGAAAACAAAAGGTATTAATATGTATGCACAACGTACACCCGTTGCCCTTTCTTCCTCAGACAATGAAAAAATGAGCTTTGAAATAGTGGGAGAGATGTACGATAATTATTTACCTGTATTAAAAGTTTCCGACTCATTAAACTTGAAAGACGTCAAAGCTTTGAACATGGGTGCGCCTTACATCGTGGACAAATGTGAACAGGAGTTAAGGGATTTATGGTCACAGGTACTGACATCTTTAGGTTATGAAAGTAATCCTGTAGAGAAAGGCGAACGCCTTGTCACAGGCGAGACAGCTGGAAACAACGGGCAGATTGAAGCCAATAGAAACGTGGGTTTGACATTAAGAAGAAGATGCGCAAAAGCTATTAATGAGTTATGGGGTTTGAATGTGACAGTTGATTTTAACAGTGAACTGCCTACCATGGTTAATGGGTATATACCTGAAAAATATATGCAAAAAGGAAAGGATGGTGACGAGATTGAGTAAATACACAACTACAGTGAAAGATATTTGTGAAAGCTTTATTCCGTCCCAAGAACTATGGAGTATGGATTTATCTGTTCAACGAATTATCGACAAAACACAGGGAAATTTTTTTGATTTTGATTTCCCGTTTTATTCAGAGGATAGAAAAGACCTGTACACTTTTAAGACATATTTTTTACTTAGGTATTGGAATAATTATATAGGTTTTGAAACTTTAGGAATGTGGAAAACTGCTTTTCTAGCAAAAATGCATGAATTAACGCCGTATTATACAAAACTGTATAACGCAATTCAAAATGATAACCCTTTTACAAATGTAAATATAACAATCACAGAAGCAGAAACAGGAAACGAAAAAACAACGACTAAAGCAACAGATACAGGATACAGCGAAGTAAAAAACAGCCAAAACTATCAGAATATTGATAGCGACAACCCACAAGTTACCGTAGCAACACAAGACTATGCGAGCGCTATGAGTAGGGGCGAGACTATCAATAATACCACAACTACAGCAAACAATAACCACGCAGGAAATGACAACAAAGACAGCAAAAGAGACAGAGACACAAAAGAGATAGGATTAAGAGGAAAATCAACAAGCGAAGCAATTGAAGAATATCGCGAACAAATACAAAATATCAATAGAGAGCTTGTAGAAGCTTGCCGAGATTTGTTTTTTAAAGTTTGGTGATAAGGAGGTGAACTGTATGTCAGAAGAGTTAAAACCTGTAGTTCCTTTACTTTGTTGTGATATCCCTAGCGTATACAGCAACAAACAGAGTTACTATGAATGTTTATGTTATATAGGCTATAAAGTCAATGAATGTATTGACGCAATCAATGGGTTCACAGATGCGTATAAACAGTACACAAATGAAAAAGTGGCAGAGTTAAAAACCTACGTTGATAACCTCAACACTGATATTTATAACCATATCGCAGAAGTCGAAAAAAATATCCGCAATGATATGAATAAAAAAGATGCTGAGTTAGATAAAAAAATTGATGATGTACAGAACGATTTAATAGAACGAGTAAACAGACTGAACGTTCTTATCTATCAATTAAACGGTGAAACACGGGACTATATTGACGCATCTATAGCAAAATTATATGATTATATCAATAATTATGTTCCAAGTAATATGCAAGTGCTAAACCCTGTTAAGGGATATTACACAAGTCTTAATCAAGCGTTAGGAGATATATATGATAATTTAAGATACAATGCTCTGACGTGCAATGAATTTGATTCATTAAATTTAACTTGTACAGATTTCGATAACTTATTACTTAGTTGCACAGAATTCGATTTGTATGGGGCTAAAAGATTTCGCGTTGATAGCAACTTGTATATGCACAGTCCTTTTACAGGTGAATATGTGTTCTATCAAGATGTTATCAATCAGCTTGCGGAGTTACACTTCAATAACCCAATCACAGCGAGCGAATTTGACGCTTTATTATTAACCGTAACAGCATTTGAAGCTAAAGCGTTAAGTGCTTACACATTTGATAGTAACGCAAAAACAGCGTTAAAATTATAATAATCAAGGAGGGCGAATAAATGAGTTCAACAAACAAAACAAATTATTACAAATTAAGTCAGTATATTGGGACAGACAAACCGACATATTTAGGTGATTATAACTCTGATATGTCTAAAATCGATGCTGGAATTCACGAAGTACAGGAAACAGCAACAACAGCTAATCAGACAGCTGGAAGTGCAGAAGCTAAAGTCACAGCTTTATCTCCTAGTGTTGAATCATTGCAGAACGATATGTCAAGTGTGAAAGCTTCTGTACAGAGTTTAACGATTGACAATGCACAGAACAAAAAAGACTTAGGCACTTTAAAAGAAGAAGTTTCAAGCGTAAAAACAACAGCTAACGGTGCTCAGTCTGAGGTAACAAATCTTAACGCTGATATCGAAAGGACTTTAAAAGATACAGTAACGCCCGTTAGTGGCTTAAGAGGTACAGTTAATGCTGGCTACAACACAAAAATGAATTTGATTAGCATTAACGGACATTTAAATGTGTCCAGTCCGACAACAGTCGGAACAAATATCAGCATTGGAAAGTTGCCGTCTAACATTCCAGCACCTAGTTCTAATAAAACGTTCTATTTTGTTGCCGGTCTGACGAAAGAGTCTACAAGTAATTATAGTCGAGTTCCAGCTGATATCACAATTGACACTAACGGCAATATTATTGTGTCAAATCCACTGGGCGGTTCGGTTTATGATATTAATATTAATCTCATGAACTTTTATATGTAAATAAATTATAGTGTAACGGCTA